CCTTTTTCCCTCTCTTATGAAGAAAAACAAAGACTGTGACATCATTGCAACACTGTGACATATATGCAACATAGTTCTTGGTTTGTTCTAAACCTTGAACTGTTCCCTGTTTGTTCACCTTTTGTTCCTCTTATGTTCGTTCACGTTTTGTTCACGTTTTGTTCTTTTAATAAAATAAAAAAAGAGTGTGACATTTCTGCCACACCCTCTTTTATTTGGTCGATTTATGCGAGTGCCGATCTATATTCTTCGCATGGTTGAGAATATAGAAATTTTATATATGTAGGACCATCGAAAATGCCAGCCTTATCAAGAATAATTTGGCGGCCAAGATCACGCACACTAGGCGGCAAGGTTGCGACAATTTCCTGCATCGACCACCCATGTACCCGAGAAGCAAAGCCAGCCTCTTGGGCACTCTCAACCATGCGAAGCGTAGGACCATAAACAGTAAGACTATATAAGTTATTCATAAGCCGATACTCCAATTTAATANATTGACGATAGGATCTATTTTAAAGCAATGCGAAAGCTTGTCAAATAAATAATCAACTATTTTTTAGAATGAAATTAAGAATCATTCTCAACAACAAGATGGTCTTACCCCCACCCCCAAAGACCGGCCCGGCCCCCCACAAGAAAAAATAAGTCCTCTTAAATATTTAGCTAAAATCAAGGGGTTATCATCAAAATTAAAAAAAATAAAAAAAATACTTGACAAAGCAAGGTAAAATGCTATATAATACAGTATAATATTTTAAATATTTAAAAATATTTAAGAAAATATAAAAGATAATAATTTAATATTATTATTTAATCTTTATAATGGTATACTTCTTAGAGAAAAGGTCCAAAAATTCATAATGAATGACTGAAACTAGTTCCATACCTATGGAATTTCCAGAGATTACTGCACTTGAAGGCTATCTTTGTGTGCATAATCTCCTACAAAGGAGAGTTCTTACCAAAACACACACTGATTTTCTTACATTTGTACGATATGTAGCCCCAGATTTGGTACATGATTGGAAGATGGGTCGTCATATCAAGGTTATTTCAGATAAATTACAAAGAATAGAGTCAGGTGATCTTAAAAGATTGATGGTATTCCTACCACCACGGTCTTCAAAGTCAGTTATCTGTTCAAAACTTTTCCCAGCATGGTATATTGGTAGAAATCCTAGACATGAGATACTAACTGTATCCCATAGTGACCAGTTATCCAGTGATTTTGGTAGATCAGTTCGTGATATTGTAAACACTGACAAGTTTTCAAACATATTTCCTGCTGTATCTCTAAGATCAGACGTAAGAGCAGCAGGTAAATGGAAAACAAACATGGGTGGAACCTACTATGCAGCGGGTGTAAGGTCACAAATTGCAGGTAGAGGCGCACATATTGCTATATTAGACGATGTTATGTCAGAGGAAGACTCCTTTTCAGAAGCAGGTAGGCGATATGTAAAGGAATGGTATCCAGCAGGGTTAAGAACCAGGATTATGCCCAATGGAGCCATTGTTATCATTAATACACGGTATCATTATGATGATTTGTGTGGCTGGTTGTTAAAACAGGAAGAAGAACTAAGTGAGCGGGGTATTGTTCCCTGGGAAGTAGTTAAGGTTCCTGCCTGGATAGATGAAGAAGCATCTGAATTGCTTGATTTACCTATAGGTAGTTCATATTTTCCTGAATGGAAGTCAGATGAAGTATTAAGAGTAGATGAATATGAAATAAAGGCAAGTAATGGTTCCAGATATTGGGAATCTTTGTACATGCAGAACCCAACTCCTGAAGAAGGAGGGTTGATTAAAAAGAAATGGTTACAGAAATGGGAGTATGATGAACCTCCGTACTGTGATTTTATTATACAAACCTATGATACTGCTTTTTCAACTAAGACAACAGCAGATTTCAGTGTTATCCAGACATGGGGAATATTTAATGATTATGAAGTAGAAGAGGATGGAGAAGAAGACTATAGGGGTAATTTAATACTGCTTGGAAATATGAAAGGTAGGTATGAATATCCTGAACTAAGAAGAATGGCTCAACTTCTTCATAAGGAACACAAACCCGATGTTTGTATAATTGAAAAGAAAGCAAGTGGTCAGTCACTGATTCAAGACATGAGAAGAGCGGGTCTTCCAGTAATGGAATATCTTCCAGATAGAGACAAGGTAGCTAGAGTGTACGCTGCTAGTCCGATGCTTGAAGCAGGAAGGGTGTGGATTCCAACTAATAAAAGTTGGGGTGAAGAATTGATACAGGAACTGATACAATTTCCACATTCTGCTCATGATGATCAGGTAGACGCTCTTACAATGGCAGTTCATTACATGAGAGAGTCATGGAGACTTACCCATCCTGAAGATGCAACTTGGGAAGATCCACCCAGAGAAAAGAAAAAAGTTGCATACTGGAAGATTTAGGTGTATAATATAGGATGAACCGAAATAAAGAGGAGAATTATTTATGCGCTTATTGAATACTTTATGGGGAGGGGTTGTAGTTATAGCCCTAGTTACTGGACTTGTTGTAGGAGGAGCAGCATTACTATCTACTAAGGCTAACTCTACAGAACAAGGCAGTATCCCTAAACAAGAACATATAGAGATGTTATATCCCACAGTTCTTGTTAGAGTAGGAAGTGGTTCAGGATCGGGAACTGTAATCTATTCAAAATTAGATCAAGATGAAAAATATGAAAGTTTTATCTTAACTAACTGGCATGTTATACAAGGTAGTGTCATTCTTAAAAATGAATGGAACTCTGAAAAAAAAGAACGGATAGATACTGAAACCAGAAGACCAGTTAATATCGATTTATGGGAATATAATAATTATTCAACTTCAGTAGGAACTATTGGTAGAACAGCTAATATTGTTGCATATGATAAGGGCAGAGATTTAGCTCTTCTTCAGATTGAAGATACTGAAAGACAAATGCCATATATAGCAAATCTATATCCTGAAGGGGTTGATGAAGGACCGTGGATATTTCAAACAGTCTATGCAGTCGGAGCCGGTATGGGAAAGCCTCCTTTTCCAACAACAGGACTCTTGTCGGGTTATTCTAGAGATCAGGACGGCAGAGATTTATACCTCGCATCAGCGCCTATTATATTCGGCAATTCTGGAGGCTCCTTATATGTTTATAGCTCTAGAGATAAATTTGAATTGATCGGGGTTCCAAGTATGGTATCGGCTTATGGATGGGGAAATGTAATCACACACATGGCATGGTCCAGGCCGATCTCGGAGATCAGAGTTTTCCTTAGAGAGAATAAGTATGGCTTCGTATTAGGGGATGAACGTGAAGTAGAAGAAGAAGAGAATAAGTCAGAAACTCAAGACGAGGAATAAGTTATGGCAATTGAAAGAAATCCATTAGAACAAATTATGTCAATGTCTGAACAACAACAGACAAATGTAATTCCTATTATGGGAAAGGACTCTTCAGCAGAAGGTGGACCTACTTTTGAAATTGAGGAAGATGGTAGTGTTACAGTTAATTTTGAAGATGAAGATACAGTAGTAGAATTTGATGAAGGAAACTTTGAAGGTAAAGAAAACTGGTATGAAAATCTAGCAGAGAAACTGGATAACGATCTTCTTAATGAGATTTCAACAGGAGTAATTGATAGATATAATACTGATAAAAACTCAAGAGAAGAGTGGGAATCCATGTTTGAAAAAGGATTTGATCTTCTCGGACTTAAACTTGAAACAACTGCTGAACCATTTGAAGGAGCCTGTACAGCAGTTCATCCTCTATTAATTGAGTCAGCAGTTAAGTTTCAGTCTAAAGCTTCACAGGAATTGTTTCCACCTTCAGGGCCAGTAAAGGCTCAGATTATGGGAGATGAAACTGTTGAGAAAATACAACAGGGGAACCGTGTAGAAGACTTTATGAACTATCAACTTACTGAACAGATGCCTGAATATTTTGATGAATTTGAAAGAATGCTATTTCATCTTCCATTAATGGGTTCAGCCTTCAAGAAAGTTTATTATGATGCTTCCCTTAAACGGCCATGTTCCGAGTTTGTTCCTATAGATCAATTTTATGTTTCATATTATGCAAGTGATTTAAGAAGAGCAGATAGGTATACTCACGTTATTTATCGTAATCCTGTGGATATGTCAAAAGA